ACTACCCCCAGCCTAGTGTTGACTTACGTCAACGCTGTGTCTTCAGCTGGAGTGGTTGACATTGCTGACGGTCCGACTGTTTCGGCAACTGATACGGACTAACCCGTAGTTACGCAGTATAGGGCTAGTTCTGGGGAGACTTAGAACTAGCCCTTTATTACATGAGAGGTTGTTATGGCAGCAGGCGATACATCAATTCGAATCTGTTCTGATGCGTTACTGCTGATCGGAGCAAAGCCTATTTCGTCGTTCAGTGAAGGTACAGACGCAGCCAACATTTGCGACCGTATCTATCCCAACGTCCGCGATTCACTGCTACAGCAGTATCCGTGGGCTTTCTCATTCAAAAAAGTCTCACTGTCCCAGATTATTACTGCCCCAATCAATGAATGGCGGTACGCTTATCAGCTTCCTGCGGATCGTATTGGCCCACCCCGTGCTGCATTTACCAGCACCGCTGTCGGTGAGCGCCCGTTCCAGCAATGGGAGCTTTATGAAGACAAGCTATTAACTAACTCGACAACAATAGTTGTTGACTATCAGTTCTCGGTACCTGAAAACAAAATGCCGGTGTACTTCGTTCAGTTGCTGAAGTACATGATGGCATGGCACTTGGCAGAGCCGCTGACCGATCAGGCCAGCAAGGCACAGTATTGGCAAGGTGTTGCGGTTGGCGCTCCGTCTGAGAATGGCCGTGGTGGCTACTTCCGGATTGCTGCCAACATTGAAGGCCAAGGCCAGCCACCGCAGTCGATTGAAGATTACAGCCTAATTGCTGTGAGGTATTGATGACACGCTTCATCAACATTCAGACCAACTTTACTTCGGGTGAGATTGACCCGTTGCTCCGTGCGCGTATTGACTTAAAGCAATACGAGAATGCCTGCGAGAAGTTGACGAATGTTATTGTGCAGCCACAGGGCGGTGTAAAGCGTCGTTCAGGCTTAAAGTACATTGCAGAGATTGCTAATGCCTCGTCTGGCGCACGGCTAGTTCCGTTTGAGTTTTCGGTAACAGACAGCTATATGCTGTGCTTTACCAATAACCAGATGGCTGTCTTTAAGGATGGCGTACTGATTACGAACATCAATGCGTCTGGCAACGATTATCTAAGCACCAGTGGCGTTGGTTTGACAGGTTCTCGTTTAAACACCATCTGCTACACGCAGTCAGCAGATACAATGATTATTGTCCACCCGGACGTTGCTCCAGTTAAATTAGTGCGTGGTGCCAATGATGCGTCTTGGACAATATCTACGATCACTTTTGATTCGATCCCGTTTTACGCATTTACTCAGACCTTTACGAATCCTGCTGCGACGCTTACCCCTGATAAGACTTCTGGGACGGTTAAGGTTACGGCATCCGCTTCGGTGTTTACGTCTGGCAGCGTCGGGCAATACATCAATGCTACGCCGCAGGGACGGTTAAGGATAACGTCCTATGATTCTGGCACGGTGGTACGCGGAATTACTGAGATTCCCTTCTTTGATACAAACGCCATTGCCAGTGGTTCATGGGAAGTCGAAGGCGGCTACGAAGCTGTTTGGTCTAGCACTAAAGGCTGGCCGAGAACCGTCACCTTCCACGAAGGACGGTTGTACTTTGGCGGCAGTAAGTCCAGAGTGTCAACGATCTGGGGCAGCAAGGTAGGTTTGTTCTTCGACTTTAGACCGGACAGTGGATATGAAGACGATGCGCTTGAGGCAACTCTGGACACGAACCAGCTTAATACCATCGTTGATCTTATTTCAGCTCGTGATCTTCAAGTGTTTACTACTGGTGCTGAGTTCTATGTGCCGCAGTCTGGTCTGGACCCTATCACGCCGACCAACTTCTTTGTCAAAGGCGCAAGTAAGAACGGAGCAAAAGAAGGTGTCCGAGTTCAGCAGCTTGACGGCAGTACCATCTACCTACAGCGCCAAGGCAAATCGCTTAACGAATTCCTCTACACGGATACCGAAGCGACTTATGTAACGCAGCGCGTATCGCTGTTGTCTTCGCACTTGATGAAGAACCCAAAGCGTCTTGCTTTGCGGAAAGCAACGTCTACCGATGAGGGCGACTTGCTATTGGTGCCGAATATCAGCGATGGCACAATGGCGGCTTACACGGTGCTGAGAAGCCAGCAAATTGTCGCTGCCACAGAGTTTACGACCGACGGCACGTTTGAAGAAGTCGGCGTAGATGTAACCGATATTTATGTACTTGTGAAACGAGTTATTGGTGGAACGAATCGTTACTTTATTGAGCTGTTTACCGATGGCACTTTCACCGATTGTAACAAGACTGGTGGTGCTGCTTCTGGTGCTTCAGGCCTGCCGCTTAATGGCAAGACTGTTAATGTCATAGCCGATGGCGTGGTGCTGGAGAATGAGGTGGTGTCAAGTGGCGCGGTGACATTTGAGCGACCTTCTGCAACTAGCTATGAGGTTGGCTTGCCGTTTACCACTCGCGTCAAAACCATGCCTGTTGAGGTAAAGACAACGGCTGGCGTTAGAACATCGTTCAAGAAGCGCATTGTTGAAGTCAATGCGATTGTTTACGAGACACAGCACTTTGTTATCAACGACAAGCTTGTGACGTTTAAGAAGTTTGGTGAAGATATCCTTGACGAACCTGAACCCACATATACTGGCATCAAGGAGCTTGAAGGCATCCTTGGCTACACCAGAGAAGCATACGTCGATGTCACGCAGACTTTGCCGCTGAAGATGACATTGCTTGGTCTTGAATATAAAGTGTCTACTTACGCGGGGACATAATGCAGGCTATTCCTTATATTTTTGCCGCAGTTGCCGCTGGCTCCAAGATTTATGGTGGCATCCAGCAGCAGAAAATGTACAACTTTCAGGCCGAGCAGACTCGCCTGCAAGGTGAACGAGAGGCTCTTAAAGGCCGCATTACTGCGCTGAACTACAACAATCAGGCATTGGACATTCTGAAGAACCAGCGCCGTTTCTACGCTGCGGTCAACGCTCGTGCAGCGGCTGGTGGCGTACTAAGCCAAGAAGGTTCTGCGGCAGAAGTTGCATTCCAGCAAGGTGTGCAGTCTAGCCGTGACTTTGATATTTCACGCGAGAACGCGATCCAATCACTGAATGCTGGCCTAGAGGCGCAACTGGCTTCTGGCGTACAGGCAGACATCTACCGCTCGGCTGGCAAGGCAGCGATGACCTCGGCATTGTTCGATGCTGCGATTGGTTCCGTCTTTGCGTTCAAGGCAGGTAAAGATTTAATGACACCTTCCTCTGGCGGTGGCAGTCCGTTTGCGCCGATTGAAGAGCGCAGCATTGGCTACGGAATGGAATCTTGACATGGCTGAATTACCTAAAGTACAAGCCGCCAATGTACAACGTGCAGCACTTGCTGACGTTCCTTCTTTGCGTTTTGAAGACTTAGCAGTCACTGCCAGAGCTGGCGGCAACATTGGTGATGCACTTGATCGGATGTCGCAGTCCTTGCTTAAAGCGCAAGAGGAAGATGTTCGCCGTAAGGCAGCAGAGTATGCGATTGAAAGGCCGCTGACCCCAGAACAATGGCGTGACATTCGCCGCGATCCTAAAGAGCTAGACAAGTACTTCAAAGGTCAGGGTAAGGTTTTCAAAGAAACCTACATGGCAGCGCAGGCATCTCAGCTAAGTTCCGAGTTGACGGTCCGGCTTGAGAACCAGTTTGACCTGTTAAAGAAAAAGCTTGAGCTAGGCGAGATTACCGAGCAACAGGCTGTGGCTACGGTGCGTGATGCAATTGATGGTGCTATGCCTGTCGTTGCGTCTATGAGTCCAGAAGTCGGCTTAAAGTTCAAAGCCAATGTGGCTATGCGCGGATCGTCTGTGTACGAGAAAGCCGTGCAGATGACGGCAAGACGCACTAAGACGACTGATGAAATTGTATTGAAGCAATATATTGATACGTTCCCAGACCAGATTGATTTTCAAATCAGCAAGCTAATTGGAAGCGGTGCGTCTGTTGACATGAAGCAGATTGAGTCTGTTGTATTAAGAGACCCTGCCATGTTTGCCGCAAAGCATGGTGATGAAAATACATTTTTTACGCCTGCAAATAAAGCATTCCGGGCTGCTGTTACCGCAAGAATCAAGAATGCTGTCAACTCGCCTGCTGCTTTGGATAACCCACAGATTGTTCAGAAAGCACTGGAAAGTGGACAATTCAATATCAAGGTCAATGTTGCTGGCAATGAGGTGCCGATTGACTTGCAGGCCGAGTGGAACTACCTGAACGACGAAGAGAAGAAGTCGGTCCGCGAAGAGTTCAATGCTGGATTCAATGCGCGTTATAACTTAATTACCAAAAGCCGTGAGATTGATAAGTTGACTTCATCTCGGGCGGTCGTTGAAGTTGCTGAAAGCTTGCGTGAAAAATTGTTGGCCTATGATGCTGGTGATCCGGGTATAAGTGCAGCAGGCATCTCTGAGTTTTTGGCTGGGAAAGCTAAAGAGTTTAAGAGTACGGCTGCGGCTGTCAATTCCCCTGAGATTACCAAAGCTGCATCGGACGGCTTGATGGTCGTTTATAAGCAGTTTATCTCTGACTTTGTACAAACAAAGATGACACCGGACCAGCAGAAGAGTCTGGTGCTTGGTCAGGCTGCTACTGGCGACAACTCTAAGTCGA